AGTGACACATGAGACACCACATGGTAGGGTATATGAATACAGGAAGTTCAAGAGGTCAATCAGTAACTCAATGAGACATAATTTTTTAGTAAGAAATAAGATAATAAATGATAGATACATCTGACAAAATTACTGATATGAACCTTGATAAAGATACAGTAATTCAACTAATCAACCTAATCTCTGATATTGGATATGATTACATTAGCAATCCAACAGATGCATTGAATTACACTAAGGCAATAAATCTTTTAAAATATGAAATCGAAAGAGACTAAGAAAATTTACTCATTCAACTTTGAGACCAAAACAGCTTACATCAATGATGAGCCATTGGGTGCAATTGTTGATCATTCAGACACATCTATAAATGTTCTATGGGATGAGGGCATTGAACAAGAGTTTAGGCTGTGGCAACCTGTTAAAAATTTCACTAACTTTGAGGCATGAGAAAGAAAATCAAAGTAGTATTAGGGCTGATCATACTTCCTATATTCACACTGTTATATTTTGCAGATAAGTTCGTTCTATGGTTTATGCCATGGAAGAGTTCGGATACTATTCAGAAGTGGATATATGACCCTAAGAAAGCAACTCAGAGCCTATTCAGAGTGATTGGTGCACTGGCTATCTTTGGTTTATATGAGTTGATAACTAATCTATTTTAACTACACCGAAAATACACCGATTATGTCAAGGGAAGATAATTTAAAACCAGCGTGGCAGTCAGGTCAAAGTGGTAATCCTGGAGGCAGACCCAAAGGAGCACGCAACAGAAGTACTATTTTGAGAGAGTTACTTGATGTAAATGACCAAGAGTTAAAGATGCATCAAGCTCAGATTGATAAGGCCATTGAGCAAAAGGATACTAATGCCTATAAGGCTGTGTTAGATAGTGCATATGGTGCACCTGTTCAACAGGTAGAGCAGACACAAACCAATGTGGACCTCACAGGGTTATCAACAGATGAGATTAAACTACTCCTCAAAGGTGAATGAGACACAAAAAGCAATCAGAAACTTATTACATCTCGAGCTTTGCAGGAGGGAATTTTGGGAGTTTTGTCAGTACTATGACCCGGCATTCTTTGAAAGTAGAGTATTTCTACACAGTGTCGCACAGTCATTTCAAGATTTAGAGGAGGGCAGTATTAGATCACTCAGTGTATCCATGCCACCAAGGGCAGGAAAGTCATATATCAGTTCACTGTTTTGTGCCTGGACCATTGGCAGGAACCCTGCAAGGTCAGTGATGAGAAACGCATGTACAGCAACATTATACCTCAAGTTCAGCTATGATGTTAGGAACATTGTCAAGAGTGATAAGTTCAAACAGGTGTTCCCATCTGTTCAACTGAGTGATGATAAGGCAAATCTACAAGGTTGGAACACCAATCACGCTAAGCAGGTCAGTTACTTTGGTGCAGGTGTTGGGGGTACTATCATTGGATTTGGAGCTGACAATATAGCTGTAACAGATGACCTTTACACAGGGTTAGAACAGGCATTATCAGATACTCAGAATGAGAGAATCATTCAATGGAAGGAGGCAACACATGACTCAAGGTTTGAATCTGGATGCAAGAGGATTGACATAGGCACACGTTGGTCACTCAATGATGTGATAGGCAGGCAAATGAATGATGGCATCTATGACAGATCCATTGTCATTCCTGCATTGATAGATGGCAAATCATTCTGTGAATCAGTCATGACAACAGAGGAGTACTTGACTAAAAAGAAACGTACTGAGCCATCCATTTGGGAGGCTGAATACATGCAGAGTCCTGTGGATATTCAAGGTAGGTTATTCAATGACCTTAAGACCATGCAGTTAACTGAGTTCAATTCAATTAAAACTACAATACAGGGTTGCGTTGCTTACTGTGATGTGGCAGACCAGGGTGCAGATTTCACAGCATTTGCCATATTAGCAGTGGCAGGTAATGAGTTCTATCTGGTTGACTATGTGTTCAACAAGTCTAATACAGACGTGACCATGCCACTCATTGCAGCTAAGCTGAATCAATGGAACGTGACCTACTGCAGGGTGGAATCCAACAGCATGGGTGCAATGTTCGCAAGAGGATTGCAGAAACAAACCAACACAAAGATATTACCGGTCCACAACTCAGTGAATAAGATAACACGTATCATAATGCAATCTGTTTGGATACAGCAAAGGATTACATTTGTCAACAATGGCACACCTGAGAGTGAGTTATTCATTCAGAATGTACTGCATTTCAGTAAGGAGGGTAAGAATAAGAATGATGATGCACCAGATTGCCTGGCAGGGTTGGCCATCTTTGCACAATCCATGTTCAGACAGTTAGCTTAATCAGACCCCCTTTTTGGTATGTAATTATTTACTATATTTGCCAAAACATTATTAAATGGCATTTGATTTCATTAGTGCATTTGTTGATAATTATGCCAATACAGACAGGTATCGTAACTTAACAAGGCAAATATTTCCCCCTGCAATACAGATATGGGGAAAAAAAGAGGCTGTTTGGTTAGATACAGGTGATGCATGGAGGCTGTTCATAGATATTCCTGAGTTAAGGAGTGTTGTGAACAAGCGGGCCACAATGATGAGTACTAACATCCCTACTTTATTTGATAAGGATGGTAATATTGTCACTAACCATTGGATTAATGACCTAATCAACAAGCCTAATGGAGTGCAGTCATGGTCAGATGTTGTCTATTCAATGAGTGTACAGGATGCATTGTATTCAAATGTAGTGGCATACTGCCCATTAAGATCATTTGGTGTAAGGAATCTAATCATAACACTACCAAATAACAAGATAAGAATCAATCTGAGTGGTAAAAAACTCAAACAAATGGAGGCAAATGACCTCATTACTTCATTTGAGTTCACTTATGATGATGGATCAAAGGAGACAATTACCTTTGATGATACAGTTTACTTGACAACAGCGGATGGAATGAACATAGTTAGGCCTATCTCAAGGATAGACTCATTGAGATTACCTCTATCCAACATCATGGCAAGCTATAACAAGCGTAATGTATTACTTGAAAACCTTGGAGCCATTGGAATCCTATCTGCTCAGAGTAATGACATGGGAGGAGCTATCCCAATGACACCAGAGGAGAGGTTAAAGATACAAAAGGATTGGTACAGAAGGCAAAAAGATGAGTTAATTATCACTGAATCCAATGTAAATTGGCAGCCAATGAGTTATCCAACAAGGGATCTCATGTTGTTTGAGGAGCTTACAGAAGATAAGTTGGCAATCATTGATGCATTTGGATTGAATTACAATCTATTCTCAAGTGAGAAAGGGTCCACATTCAGCAATGTGAGAGACTCAATCCGGATGTGTTACACTGATACAATCATACCCGAAACTCAACAAATCTATGACTCAATGATTTCTCAATGGGGGTTGCAAGGTCAGTACTATCTACAGGCTAACTTTGACCACTTACCAATATTACAGGATGATGAGAATCAGAAAGCATCTGCAGAGAAAACCAAAGTAGATACTTACAGTGTCATGCTTAGAGATGGGGTGATTACTCAGCAACAATATGCAGAGGAGTTCGATATTGAGTTACAGAAACAAGATAAAACAGAATCACAAGCGGCTGCATTAGCACAGGCACAAACCAATCTTAAAGGAACTGTAGGGGGGTTAGATGGTATCATTGGACTCAATACTGCAGTGAGCAGTGGTGCAATGGATAGACAAACAGCTGTGAATACATTGGTTAACTACTATGGTTATGACAGTATCACAGCCAATTCAATGATAACTAATCCACAAGCCAATGCCAATACCTAAGCCAACAGGAGATGAGAATGAGGAGCAGTTCATTAGCAGATGTATGTCAGATGAGACAATGGCATCTGAGTATGATAATGACCAGAGATTTGCAGTATGTTCAACAGCATGGACAGATAACACAAAAAGTATGAGTAAGTATGAAATAAAGAGCGGCTTTGAAATCAAGGACATGGACAGCAACAGGAGAGAGGTTGCAGTGTACTTAGCAAAGTTTGGTAACGTTGACAGTGACAATGATGTAATCCAAAAGGGTGCATTTAAAAAGTCTATCCAGGAACGTGGACCAGGTGCATCAAGTAACAGAAAAATAGCATTCCTAAGACACCATGATTGGGAGAAACAGATTGGGGTGTTCAGCAAAATGGAGGAGGATGATAATGGTCTCTTTGCTGTGGGTAGATTAGGCACCTCAACAATGGGTGAGGATGCATGGAGAGACTATCAAGATGGCATCATAAAGGAGCACTCAGTTGGGTTTCAAAGAGTATCTGATAAGACTAAGTTTGTTAAGGATACATCTAATCCAATGGGAGGATTTACTCTATTGCAAGAGGTTAAACTATGGGAGGGTTCTGCAGTTACCTTTGGAGCAAATGAGTTAACCAATGTGGTGAGCATCATGAAGAGTGAGAATAAGAAAACATTTATAGATAAGATTTCAGATGATTTACAAACAGTAATTAAGGCCCTTGTAAATGGTAAGGGGTCAGATGAGCGTTTGTATGAATTAGAAATGAAAGCCAACTTCCTATCAAGTCAATTGACTTTACTCGCACAAACAGAACCGGAAAGCCATTCTGTTAAATTGTATGAGCCGGAGCAACCAACATTTGATTGGACAGAGGTAATTAGTAAACTTTAATTAATTTAATTTAAAAAACAAAATGGAAAACAATTTAACACCTGAACAAGTTGTTGAAAAAATCAACGGGTTGTTCTCTGAAAAAATGGCAACTGTACCTACAAAGGATGAGGTTGCTCAATTAAAAAGTGAGCTTGATAACTTCAAAGCTATTGAAGTAAAGAACTCTGAAATGGAAAAAGCAATTGCAAAGATGGAAGGTCGCATTGAGGCTATGTCTGAGAAGGCAGTTGATGCACCAAAAGCAAAAGGAGCTAAGACATTGAAAGATGCATTAGTTAAGACTTACACTGATAATGTAAAACAAATTTCTGAATCTATTGAGAAAGGAAGTAGAATTACATTAGATGTTAAAGTTGACACAACTATTGATGGTGATTACGATGGTAATGTTGCATTGTCTGTATTAGAGCCAGGAGTAAACAGAATTTCACGACCTATCAGAAGAATCAGAGAGATCTCTAATGTAGGTTCAACAACATCAAAATTTGTTACTTACATCCAACAAACTCAAAATGTTACTCCAGGTGAAGGAACACTTTGGGTTAATGAGGCTGGTCCTAAATTCAATGGTCAAGTTAAGTATGAGGAGATTTCAGAGGAAGTTAAGAAAATTGCTGCATACATCAAAGTATCAAAAGAGATGTTAGCTGACTTGGCATTTGTTAGATCAGAAATCAACACTGAGTTGATGGAAGCTATTGAGCAAAACATTGATTTCTCATTAGTAAATGGGGCAGGTGGTGTTGACTTAAATGGTTTATTATCCTCTGCACCTAACTTTGCTGCAGGTACATTTGCAGGTACTATCCCAGGAGCTAACATCATGGATTTAATCCGTATTGCTAAGGCTCAGATTGAGGCTGCTAACTTTGTTCCTACACACGTTGTATTGAATCCAGAGGATGTTGCTAAAATTGAGTTGACTAAAACATCTACAGGTGAGTACACTTATCCTGCATTCTGGGATGCTAACATGAGAGTTGCCGGATTGGTTGTTGTTTCTTCAAACAACATCACTGCAGGTACTATGATTGTTGGTGATTTCACTAAATTCAACATCAAGTTTAGAGAAGACATGAACATGTCAGTAGGATATGAGAATGATGATTTCACACGTAACATGGTTACAATCCTTTGTGAGGCTCGTTTGGTATCTTACATCAAAGGAAATGACGTGAATGCATTTGTTCAATCTGACATTGCAACTGACATTGCTCTAATCAACGACTAAAATTCAATCCAATATGGAAAAGAAACCACGCAAAAAAAAGGTTGCTAATGTAGAATTAGAGAATAAGATTGAGGTTCCAACTGTTGAGGTTGTGAGCTTAGATCCAAAAGCTGAGTATACATTCATTAGCAATGGCACTTTCCCTGGACTTGGCAAAGGTCAAATATGGAAAATGTTAGGCTCAAAGGCAGAGATTTTGGTAAAAAAAGGATACGGAAAAATAAAATAAAATGATAGTTTCAATTCAAGATTTTACGGGCAAATATCAAGTATCTACAGGAATGTATGACCAGGCAAAATTGCAGGATTACATCAATAGATATGAGCCACGTTATTTAAAGGAGCTGTTTGGAATAAGTCTATACAATGACTTTCAATCAGACTTGCTTAATAATGTGCCTCAAAGTCCTAATTTTTTGATATTATTTAATCCATTATCGGAGGATATGGGATACAATTTCTATTATTTCAATGGAATATACGAAGGAGTAAACCAAATAGACTCAGAGGGGATAAAAGAGATGTTGAAAGGATTTATTTATTTTGAGTATGTAAAAGACTTGAGTAACCAAATCACGCCAATAGGATTAGTTAAGCCAGATAATGAAAACAGTACAGTCGCTAACACTTTGTTCAGCATGATGTACACACGTTACAATGAGGCAATACGGTCCTATAATTCAATTAGAGATTTCATCAGATACACTACCACTCCCCCATTGGGTCAAGCAGTTTCACTGTCATTGACAAGTGGGGGTACTGGATATGTTGACCAAACAAATGTAAGTTTAACAGGTGGAACAGGCACAGGCTTGACAGTTGATATCACAGTCACACCGAGTGGCTCAGATGTGCAAGAGGTTACCATTGTAGATCCAGGTAAGAACTACACAATAGGTGATACATTCATACTGCCAGGCGGTGACGATAATGCAATAATAGAACTTACATATGTTGGTATTGGTGATTACAGAAAGTTCAGAGGTGTTCCAAAATTAACAGCGTATTGGTTATGACACAGGATGTATCACAGGCAGTTGAGGAGTTAGT